CTGCTTCCGTAAAATAGTTTGATTAATAACGTAGATTTATGGCAATATTGACAGAAGCATTTCAAGAAAGATGAACAAACTAATTGCCTACTTGGTAAGCAAGATCGGATCTGCTTACCACTCTGCAAGATTCCTGCTATCTATACTTAAATTGGAATTTCCCCATGTTAGACCCCATAGAGCTACAGGTCAGTATTTTCGAGATGGAGTTCACACAGGCGATCACGCACCAACCACTCCCAGAAGCAAGAAAAGCAGTAGCCGATTATTTGCAGCTACTGGAGTACAAGAAGGACTCGATAATCAGGCTGAGACCTCAAGTGACATCCTTGGTTTCTGGACTGGAGACCCTCTCAATCGCTTTCTCCATACAGTCAACCGAAAGTCGGGAGGAACTCAAGGCGATCGCGGTAAGGATTTGCAGGATGTTGCTGAAGTTAAACATACTGCTCAAGGAAGCGGTGAGTGGGATCTGCTAAAACCCCAGCAGCGTCAAGCTATCATTCTTGATTTAATGCGGGAATGTCAGGCACAGGTCAAAGATGGTGTCTACCACATATTTACTACCCATGACATCGTAATGCTATGCGATCGCCCTGACACTCACTGGGAAATCGTTTTTGAAGATTTATTGCAGCTCAATCGCGAGGAAAAAATATTGATTACCACTTTTTGCAATACGAAGGGCGAGCTGTGCGTCCCTTGCTGGGGGCTAAAGTAGTGAGAAAGCTAAAATATATTACTGTTTGTTCTGGCATAGAAGCCCAGTCTGCCGCATGGGATAAAGATTGGGAGGCGATCGCGTTCTCAGATATTGACCCATTTTGTAACGCTTTCTTGGCTCACAAATATCCGTCAGTCCCGAATCTTGGAGACCTAAATAGTATCGACTGGAGCCAGATCAAGGATGCCGACATCTTTATGGGGTCAACCCCCTGCCAAGCATTTTCTCTTGCTGGGAACCGTCTTTCTTTAGGCGATGCTCGCGGTCAATTAACAAAAACATTTGTGGAGGCATGGAATGAACTTACAGCTAGAGATCAATGCCCTATACTCTTCTGGGAAAACGTCGATGGAGTCCTGTCAACCCGCGACAACGCTTTTGGATGTATGCTCGCGGCAATTTTGGGAGAGGAAGAACCGTTGTCTTCTCGCAGAAGAAACGGCAAATGGTCGCGTTCAGGCTTTTTTCTTGGACAACACCGTAGTGTCGCATACCGAGTTATCGATGCTCAATACTTTGGAGTACCCCAGCGAAGAAATCGAATCTTCCTCTGTGCGATCGATACTAGAGTCTTGGGAAAGTTATTCCCAGAAATACCCGCAAGCGAGTTATCAGGACTGGCAGGCGTACCAGCAGCGATACTATTTGAGCCAGAAGGCGAAAGACGGGTTGTTACGAAGGTCAGCAACTCAAAAAGTAAGATTACCAAGACTGCTAAAACTAGCGCTGGAGAGCCACTTAACGTTTGTCGAGAAGAACTTCTGGCTGCTGCGATCGCTGATCATCTTAGCTTAGGTGTTGATGAACAGGACTGGCGATTAGCCAACGAAGAATCCGTAACTGGTCCTATTCTTGCAAACTGTGGCAAAAAACAATGGCTTGGGAACCAAGAGGGTTTTTCTGGTCGTTACCACCTAGTCAGAGAAATCGCCTTTTCCTCCGTCGATAATGGCAGGGATGCTGGGAAGGTATGCCCACCAATCAGGGCAGGTAAGCACGATCAAAGCTGGATGAATGGTCGAGGTGGCGGTGCAGCGATCGCAATGCAAGATACTCGAACCGCATACATTACTCGCCGTTTTACTCCAACCGAGTGTTTGCGACTGATGGGCTTTCCCGACGACTATCTTGACTTTGACTATCAAGGCAAACCTGCTAGCGATACTCGTAAGTACGCAGCGATCGGTAACAGTATCGCAGTGCCGTGTTTATCATGGCTGCAACGTCGGACAATAAAAGTATTAGATGCGATCGCGAAGAGTTTTAACTAGAGAGAATACTATGGATGGCTCAACACGAATCAAATTTACTCTTGGGATTGGTTTTCAGTCAGACCAAGAGGATGTCTTTGACTTAGAAGGACTTATTGAAAATTGGGCGGAACTAAGCCAAGAGGATCTGGAAGAAGCTTTGTATAACGAATGGAAGAAATGGATATGGGAGTTTATTGATGGTGGATGGGAAATTGCTAAAGGCGAAGAGGCGAATGACTAAATGATCGCCGATCAATGGTCGAAAGTTTTGCTTGAAAACATATAAAACTACCACAAAATTGAATTATCATGAAGGAATCGGATTTGGATAACGCGATCGCTTCCGCAAAGCTTTTCTTAGAGTTCGCGGAAGTGATGAAAGAGTATTTTCAAAACAATCCCAAGGCTGGAAATACCAACAATATATTCTATGGAGAGCAGAGAGGGCTGATCAAACATCAAGCTCGCATTCTCTCCCATTTTCTAGCAAAACTGAGGAAATGATGACCCAGTATATACAGACCGAATTCTGCCTTGATTTAAGGCGAGGTAATACCGAATCACTGCCTACATGGATGAAAAGCGTAGGAGATCGCCCACCAACTCTCCCTTTGAAACCACTCTCAATTCAATTACCATTATTCGATACCGCGTCCTATGTCTCAAAAGCTTCTACTAAAACCAAAGCCACCAGAGGCGATCGCCATAAACAGGTTGCTATTCCGACCCCGCAATAGTGAAAGCCCTAACCAGTCCCGCAGATTAATGTCTGACGGGCTGGTTGCCCACTATCCAGTAAACGTCGAGGCGGATCTGGTGATTGCTGAGTGCATCTCCGAGATACTTCAGGAGCACCAGTCTTGCTTGGGTAAGGGCATCGATCACTTCGCGATCGCTATTTACTGGGGCAACAAGATTCGTATTGAGGCAAAACCTCTTGAGCGACTACGTTGGCTTCAGGACTCCAACTGGAGAACTGATTTCTGGAAGACGTTAGGCGATCGGGCGGAGAGCTACAACCCCACCACCCATCTCAATATCGGATATATCTCTGGAGATGGGTTGGGATGCACAAAATTACAGGCGATCATGGAGGTGTAATGGAGACGATTGAACAGATTTGCTTTAATTGCAAGTATCTAGGATCTCAGCCCGTTACCGACACTTGGTTAAGAGTTGGAGACACTGACTACTGGTGCGACAACGAGGACGTTATTGAAGTACCTCAGACCTTAGACCCCGATCTGATGGAGCACTACCCAGACACGTGCAAAAAATTTGAAGCGATCGTGGAGGCTTAGTGGGAGTTCTAGCAGATTGGCAAATCAAGTATTTGTGCAGAGACAATTCTTGGCAGATCCCTCGTCTCACCAAGCAGGACTTCTTGCACCCTAGCAGAATAAACACCATATTCAAGATGTGGTTTTGGAAAAATTTCTTGCCCATACCAGAAGTCCCTTTGGTAACGCCTTATATTCCAGAGAATGTGGGGTGCTCAAGCTTAGATATTTTTATCGGAGACACGATCAAGAAGTCTACGCCTAACGGCTGGATTGATATCGATCTCAGTCAGGGGCAGAAATATGCGCTGCACTATGGCGAGTTCGTTCTAACTTCTGGGGTCGAAATATGCAATTTCCCCCGATGGATTGCCGCCTCAATCGACCTCAGATCCAGTTCTGCGAGATTGGGGTGTCAACACTTAAAGGCGGGGCACTGCGAACCAGGTTGGCACGATTCGGTTCCAACACTGGAATTGATATGCGTTGACAAAAACCAGCCTTTTATTCTTGAAAAAGGCATGCGCGTATGTCAAATGATTTTTCAAACAATGGATGCGGAACCACTGGTTTCGTATGCCGAACATGGTCACTACAACGGCGATCGCACAGTACAGGAAGCTAAGCCAGATGCTACAAGATAAAGTCACCTTAGACAGCATTGTTGAAGAGTTAGAGAATGTTAGTACCAGAATAACCAGTGCTCCGCTTGTAGGTTACGACGAGACTGGGTCTTTGAGGTACATAACAGCTTGGGATATCCACACAGTTGAAGAGGGTGAGGAGGATTTTCTTCCTTTTATTACTTCTGCCCGACTGGTTTTTAGATTTGGAGATATAGCCGATGTCTGAATCCCACGTTAATTATTCAATCCCTGAGCCACCCCCGATCGCCACCGATGAACCCGCAATCATCGACCTAGCAATCGAGGATATCGAAACCTATGGTGGTGAATTTAAAATACTTATTCCCCACCTGCGCGATCGCCTAGCTATGGGTATAGATAAACATGGCACTCCCCTCCAGAAGTCCAACGGGCGAAATCACAGGATTGATGGATTTCAAGAGCTTGAAGATTTTATTGCTTACATGAAGCAAGGTCTTGAGCGAGGAGACGAGGAGATGAGGTGGTTTTACTACCAAGGACTCATCCTTGCTTCCGACTTTGCCGAACTCTTAGAGGGCAAGCAATTTAACTACAACGTCAAAAAGAAAACCATACTAAGACCAAACGAATAGGAACTAGTGATGACCACAAGAAAAAAGACCGCGATCGCGCAACAAGTCGATTCCAGCACAAGCGTAACCACTTCGGAAGTGGTTGATTTTGCCTTGATTGCCGAAGCGATCGCCTTTAAAACCCACGATGCTATACGAAACTCAAGATCTGCTGATTCTCTATATGCGGAGAAGGCTTCCGAAGTGGCGATCGGTGATTTAGTCGCGAACATTTCCGATCTAACCGTGGGTGCTAGCTGTCTAGATAGCGTCGGCACGGTACTGGAGATTCGGGATGGCGAAATCGAAGTTCGTCGTATAGACGGAGTTACTCGATATGTGCTTCCCGCGATCGGTACTTATGTTGCGGCAAAGGGAGGTAAGGATGTTTCAGTATGAAGCAACAATTGTTGCCGACAGCCTAAATCCGTGGGGGACGAGGCTGACCTCCTTTGTTCTTACCTATCCACGGTTTATACATGCAGAAATGTTGCGGCACAGAGTCTTTTCTCGCTGTGTATCAAGTTCACGGGCTATTCCGATCGCCAAGATGATCAAAGCTGTCGAAGAAGCCGATCTGTATCCAGTCTTTTGGGGTGCAGCGCAAAAAGGCATGGCAGCTGACTATGAGATTAAAGAGGAAGACAAATGGTACGCGATCGCTATATGGGACGAGCACAGAAAAGCGACTATAAAAGCGGTTAAAAAGCTCTCTGATGTAGGTCTACACAAGCAAATCCCTAACAGACTGCTAGAGCCTTTTGCCCCAGTAACTGAACTAGTCACGGCAACCGAATATCAAAATTTCTTTGAGCTTCGAGATCACCCTACGGCTCAGCCAGAAATTCAGGCGATCGCCAAGCTAATGCGTAAAGCATATACGGAATGCAAACCCAAAGAGTGTGAGCTAGGTCAATGGCACATCCCGTTCATAGACCCAGAAAAAGACAAGGATCTAGATCCCAAAATTGTACTTAAGGTAGCGGTGGGTCGATGCGCTAGGGTGAGTTATCTAACTCATGATGGAGTTAGAGATCCGCAGGAGGATGTGAGACTGTGCGATCGCTTATGGAATAGCAAGCCAAAACACCTATCTCCGTTTGAGCACGTAGCAAGAGTCGCTCCTTGGAAAACTAAGAGCGACAACTTTGATGAGTGGGCTAGCCTACGCTATGAACTAAGGGTTGGCGCACTTAAGTTTGAAGATGGGAAAATCATGGAGGGTCGCCATGTTAAGTGACGAACAGATTAAGGCGATCGCGCAAGCTCGGTACGAGAAGGATAGAGATCTCTCATGGGATAGTCTGTTAACCGAAGAACAAGACTCAGCAAAAGAGGATGTCCTCTTTATTACTCGTAGAGCGATCGCTATCCAAGCCGAACAAGACCGCCGCAGCTTTACCGCCGTCGCGAAGTATATCGGCGTTAGCTTTACCTCTGAGACCGATGTGGTTTCCGAGGTCTACAGAAAACTCGATGAAATTATGACCGTGTTTAGAGAGCATAGTCAAGAGATTGCGATCGCGCAGCAAATTAAAACCTTGAACAATCTACTGGAGAAGTATGGCAAGCAACAAGAAGCCGCGCCTGTTTACGAAGGGGCAGTGGGTACAAAAGAGGGAAGATCCGTTCGTGCTGGAGTCGTCTCCGACCAAGAACCTCAAGCCTGAGAGTTCGAGGAAAGGAGAATCCCGCTATGGCATTGTTATTTCGTCAACAGAAAGCAACAAAATTAACACAAAAGTACGGATTTTGTTTTTCCCGCAAGGTAAAATAGAAGAGGTCGCAAAGAGTCGGTTAGACTTTGCGATCGCCCCTACCGATATCAACAGCGCTAGCCCTAAATTTTTAGAGAATTTCACAATCCTATGACAGAATTTCCTTCAGGCGTTCTTGGTAACGTCGTCGCTTCGCGTACCTATTTCCGTCGTTTAGCTTCAGGATTACTTGAGGGCTGGAAAGATGTATGCGATCGCACTATTCCCGCGATCGCTATTCTTGGCAAGTTTACAGATGAAGAAAAAGCTCTCGTTTACGACATGCAGACGCAGCTAAAGACTCTCACTAGTGGTCGATGGCTTTGGGTGGGTGGAACTGAATGGTCTCTAAAACCTGAAAACTTTGCTGGCGCGTATAATTGCAGCTCGACGGATATCGTGGATTGGGAATCCTTCGCGCATGTAATGAATTTAGCGATGCAAGGATGCGGAACTGGAGCTGTATTGGAAGAAAGATGTATCTCTCAGCTACCTGTCATTCGGAATAGGTTGAATGTAACGGTTATTGGCGAGATTGGAGGTATTAAGAAGGGCAATCGCCAAGAAAGTACCACCGTGAAGTTTCACTGCACTGACGAGGATGGAGAGGATTATGTCGCCGCGATAACAGTAGGTGATTCTCGGCAGGGATGGGTAGAAGCATATAGTTGCCTGCTTGGGCTCAGCTCCGACAATATGCAGCCCGAAGAGTTTGATGTCATAGTTGATATTTCCAATACTCGACCTTCTGGGGAACCCCTTAAAAGTTTCGGAGGTACAGCTAACCCCGCAAAACTGCCAGACATGTTTCCCCGTGTCGCCAAAATCCTGAATGGTGCGATCGGGCGCAAATTAACTTCTGTTGAGTGTTGTTTGTTAATTGACGAGGCGGCTGTAGTGATTGTGGCGGGATCAATCCGTCGCAGTGCGGGCATGAGACAATTTTCAGCTTTGGACGAATTGGGTGAAGTTGCCAAGGATAATCTTTGGATTCAGTTACCTGACGGCAGTTGGAGTATCGACCCCGATCGCGATGCCTTGAGAATGGCGAATCACTCGCGGGTATTCCACCATAAGCCTTCTTGGAACGAAATTCTTGGCTCTGTAACCAAGCAACACAAATCTGGGGAGGGCGCTATTCAGTACGCTCCAGAAGCGATCGCGAGAGCTAATGCCGACTTGCTTGATACCGATGCGAAGCGTAGAGAATTTATCGCCTTGTACGAACAAGAATCAAACGATCAGTCCAAGGTTAACACGCTCGCGGGAAGATACCTCGATAAGTTAAACCAAGAAAAATTCTTTTATAGTTTTTTTGAGAACGACATCTACTTCGACGAACTCTATGATCGCTTACACAGACTCGGATTGAACCCTTGTGGTGAAATTTGCATGAAAGACAACTTTTGCAACCTCGCAGAAGTTCACCTGAATCAAATAAGCCCTTACGACTTTAGAGATCAGGAGCGAGCTTTTAAGGCGGGTGCGCTATCTGTCGCGGCTCTACTTAACCATGATTTTTCTGCGTTAGGCGATCGCTACCAAAAGTCCCGCGAATTCGATCCGATTGTGGCTGTCTGCCCGACGGGTATTTTCGATTTCTTCGTAAAAGCCTTCGGTGTGGACTGGTTGAAGTGGTGGGAAGCTGGTCGCCCTGCGGAGTGGGGCGATGACTATGTGTGGACTCCATTGGGAGAGACGTTTAGTCAGTCGATCGCCGATATCATGCCAGCATCGCAGTACTTCACTCTGCGCGAAAAAGAGTATCTGACTTACTGGCGACAAATTGTCGAGCGAACAGTTAAAGATTATTGCGATCGCCACGACCTTAAAACTCCTAACAGAACTACTGCGGGGCAACCTTCGGGGTCGAAATCCTTACTGACAGGCGCTTCCCCTGGTTATCACCCACCCAAAGCTGCATACATGATTCGCCGCATCACAGTGAGGAAAAACCATCCCGTAGCGTTTGCCGCGATCGCATTGGGCTACACTGTAGTACCCAGTCAGTCAGACAAAGACGAGAATGGAGTTCTGCTCAACGACCCGTTCGACCCTAGAGTGACTGAATGGCTGATCGAAATTCCGATGAAGACCATTTGGGCAGATCTAGATGGCGCAGACCAAATCGACATCTCGAAGTTTAGCGCAGTCTCTCAATTCAATTTCATGATGCAAGTGCAAAAATACTATGTAACCCATAATCTTTCTAGCACTTTGGAGCTGCGCGAAAGCGAGATTGAGCCTCTAGCCAAGTGTATCTACGACGCAATCCAAAATGATGATGGCTATATAAGCTCAGCTATTCTTGCTCGCTATGACGACGTACAAACTTATCCCCGCCTACCCTTTGAGCCAATCGATCGCGCAAAGTATCAAGAACTTGAACAGGCGATCGCTGAACGTAAAGCTCAAAAACAAGTAGCTCTCGCGTTCAGACTCAAAGAAGCAGGCATCGACACCTACGACTTTAACAGCCTCTACAAGTTCTACGACCAAGGCGACGCACTCTCTCCTGAGACCGCGGCTTGTGACACGGGCTTGTGCGAGATGAAAGAGACGCTCGAACAAATCAAATCAGACTCTTTAACTGTGGAGATCCTATGAGATTAGCTAGACTGCAAAAAATCTTTGAGGAATTGCAGGTAGCTCAGAATGGGCAAGGAGTATTTGGCGGTACAACGCCTTACTCCTTGCTTATTGAGGAGATGCTAAAAGATTCCGACTCGGACTTTTGTTTAGTGATCGCCGAAAAAGCCATCAATATTGGTCGCAAGAAAGATGGGCTACGCGATCGCCCCGAACCAGTTGAGCAGACTACCCCTGTAAAGCGAGGCAGGAAGCCTAAAGTTCAGGAGGTAGTTAATGGCTAAAAACGAATTACCCCACCTATATCTAGGTAATTTTAGCGCCACTCCTATTACACATAGCGTTTACTTGTCCTGCGATCGCTGCAATGTCAGTTGGACTGGATGCTGGGACGCGATGGAGTGTCTTTACTGCGGAAGAGACTGCCTTCACGGGATCGATCATCCTGATAATCCAGAAGGCTTAAGCTCTAGACCTCTGGAGGTGGTAGTTAATGGCTAAGCGATCGCCAAAACTAACTCCCCCACCTCTATCCGATGAAGAGTTGAGGGACTACGCGATCGCCAAGTATATCGGGAACTTGCTTAAAGCGGAGAACGAGTCAATTGTTTTTCGCTTGCAAGGCTCGGTAGTACCCAAGGCGCGACCTAGAGTAACCAATTCGGGACACGCCTATATGCCGCAAAACTACCGAGAGTGGAAACAGCAAGCGATCGCTGCCTTTCGGGATATTCGGTATCGCTGCCCCGCATACACGTTTCCTCTCGCTCAAGCCAATATCTTCTTGGTGTTTGATGGCAAACATGACAGGGGAAAGGATGGCGACAATTCGGGAGGTTCTTGCAATGATGCTTTAGTACAAGCAGGTATACTCCAAGATGACAACTTTCTGCATGTGCCAGAACAGACTATGATGTTGAACTACGATGCTAAGCGATCGCCAAGCACATTAATTGTTTTGTATTGACACTATGGCTGTAAACGTAAAAATCCTTCCAAGAGACATTCTGTACCCGCCCGAACTAGAGGGGTGTGGCTTTGATGTTACTGCTGCGGATGTAGGAATTTGCGGTGATAACGCCTATTGCCGTCTCCGACATTCTAAAATGAAAGCTGTTGAGGCATTATTCAGGGCGATCAAAAGCCAGCAAAACTGTTCCGCGATATCGAGTGTCAATTTTGGTAGCCACTTTGCCGCTTCCTATAATGCAGACGGATCTATAACCTTAATGCCAAGGACGGTGATCATCGCAGGTGAAGAATTCCTTGAATCCCATATAGAGATCAACTACAGCTACCCGATCGCAATTATTAATCCTATTGACTAACTAACGCGCTTTTGTGGTAGTATTATTTTCTAACAGGCGATCGCTACAGTAATCGCAAACAACTTTTATTTGGCTGGCACACAATATCATGACAAATTCATTCGCTCTCACTCCGACCAAGCTGGTGTCGGTAGTGCCTAGCGGTACTACGGCAACAGGCATTGTAGCCTTCCGAGACTATAAGGGCGACGTTCATCACCTAGACTTTGAAGCCTATGGGGAAACCGCCAAGAAGCTTCAAGATATAAAGATTGGCAGCAAATTTGACGCTGAAGGTAATCTCGATATCTATAAAGAGAGAAATTACCTGACAGTATTCAATATTTCCTCAATTTCTGGTGTTAAGAACCCAGATCCCGAAGAGGTTGCTCAAACCACTCCAGAGCCAACACCTGTTGCAGCGATCGCACCCAAAACCACTAAGTCGGCAGCACCTCAACCCCCTGCCAGCAATGATTTTGACGAAGATTCTATACCGTTCTAGGAAACAGACATGATTAACAAGTTAAATATTGTAGGCAGACTAGGGAGTGACCCTGAACTGTCTTATTTTGAGGGCGGCAAGGTAGTAGCTAAGTTCTCCGTAGCCGTAAACAGGACTAAAACCGAAACCAATTGGTTTAACGTTGAGGTATGGGGCAAGCAAGCAGAAACAGCCAAAACATACCTAACAAGAGGTTCCTTGGTAGGCATTACTGGGCGACTGGGCTTTAGCGAGTGGAACGACAGAGAGACTGGTGAACTTCGCCGCAAGCACGTAGTTACTGCTGATAATTATAGGGGGTTAACCTTGCTCGGCTCTAAAAAACAGGATAGTGGCTACAGTGATGATGACTGGTAGTCCATGCGATCGCTGTCGATACAACAGCGATCGCTACTGCAAGATTCTTAACGTGGCGATCGCTGAATATCCTCCCTGCCATTACTGGTATTACAAGTCCCCTCGTAGCAGAGGTATAGAATTAAAGCTAACAACAATCGAGGATCTGGCTAATGCACAACTCTTATGAAAGCTGGAGAGACTTAAGTGAATAGGATTATTTGGAAAGGCGATCGCTTTGAATGCAGCAGTTCAGAACTAGAGGACGCAAAATGGCAAGCCTTAACTTCTAGCGATTTAAGACTAAGGGATTTTATGGCTTACTGCGATTTGCGTCTCGACGACTTTATATGCCACGCCGATCACAATATCACAGTTCTTAAGCTTAAGGAGGACCTGTCCTTCGCTGAACTCCCGATCACCAAAGAAGGCACAGGCTTCAACACTTGCTTTCACTTAGGAGCTTATGCGATCGCGTCAATGAATCTCGGCCAAAAGCTTGAGATATGTGCCTACTCGTTTAAGCCCTTACTGCATCCAGTGCTGTTTCAAGGGTTGAGCAAATGGTTTGGTGATCGACCCGCTCAGGAGGTTGATAAGAACTGCTCTTACTACAGTGGTGATTTAACCTTAAAATGCGCTGTTAATCCATCCTTACCTTGCAAAGACTGTAGCGATGTGTCTGCGAGGTTTAACGAGAACCTATTCGTTTGGAGGGCTACAGATTTAAACGATTACCTCAATCACGACTTGATGAAACACCTTGAAGAAATAGCCATGCGAGGGAGCGGTTTTAACCAAACGAGACAGGCTTTTGCTTCGGTACAAGAGTCAATGCGATCGCGGGTGGTAGAGATTCCTCGCATGACTATAGGTATAGATGAAGGTTCTGGGCAGGATGCTACCGCGATCGCCACGGGGTTCACTACTCCACCGCCCAGATTTGAGGAAGAACGTCAACGGTATACGGAGGAGAGGAGGCAGGCGAGAATTTGGTCTCAATTTGGCGGAGTAGTGGTATATCCTCAGCCCCATAGAATGCCAATCCCCCAAGAGCTTTACGGAATAATAAACGAAACAGAATAACTATGGGTACATGGACTGCACTTGTATTTAACGCGGTAATCAAAGATGACTCAGTTGCTAGTGACTGGTTCTTGCTTGAGTTGGATTATAAGTTAGGGCAATTTCGCGATCGCCGAAGCTGTTATTTTCCTGCGGTAAAGCATTACGCCGTATTTAAGCAGGAACCTACTGAGTATTACGAGGTTGAAAATACCGTATCAATCTGCTGCTCGATCAAAAACTATGACAACCAAATCGAGGATTTCTTAGATTGGATCAATCCTCATCTTGCGGAATGGCAAAAGCCAATTCAGTGTCTTGGCTATAAGCAGATCATGAACGACGAGAAGTTGCCCGAATTTATTTTTCGGAGGGCGTATGACTAGAGAAGATGCCGAAGAGTGCCTATCTAAAGGCTTAAAAGTCGTCACCCGATACGGCTTAGGCGAAGTTATGTCACTATCAAAGAAAAGTGACTCGATTCAATGGGCGAAGATAAAGCAGCTTGACCCTGATCGCCAGTTTGAAGCACCCAGATGTCTATACTTGTCGAGCATCAGCAGATATACTGCTACTTCTGTTGAGCAAGAACGGGTAGACAGTAATTTTTAATATCCAGTCCGCCACAAAGTATCCATCAGTGTCTCTCTACCAGCAAACGCAATTACACAAGCATCACTACAATTAGGCGATCGCCCCAATCTCGGAATAGTCTTAGAAGCCTTATCCTCGATGCGAAGTTTCGCGTTGGGGGTTTCTTCGTAATAGACGTTACTGAAGTCGGTCATGATATATTCTTCTTCTTCTAGTGGTGCGATCGCTGATATATCGTCATTACCATCAGCAGCCGCAAAGAACTCACGCAACTTCCAATACCATTGAGCCTTCCAGTTCATGTACAACTGATCGAAGTCTTGGTTAGCATCTTCTTCAACTGCATCACCAAAATTAGCTGCCCATACCTGCGCTCCCCATCCGCGATCAAGCAAGTAGGCTAATGTGCCCGAACCAACACCCGTAGCATCTATGCCGACTTTGCAGTTTGGATAGACGCGCAGATATTCTTCCTCAATGATTTGGGCAATACGAATAACATCTTTGCGATCGCCTACACAGGGGATAACTCTCGCGACCTTAAGTACATTACCTTGGAACCCACAAATAGCATGGTCGTCACTCATGGAGCCAACATCTACACCAAAACTCCAAGGTGTATTGACATTGATGATCGTTTCCCATAGATCGGGGTTGAGATCGTACCTTGCTCGTGCCGCCAAGAAGTATGACTGGGGAAGAATAGCACTGCCTGAGTCTTCAGGAAATAAGCCTTCGACACGGCTTACCCAGTAAGGCGATCGCTCGCCCTTCTTTGATCGGATCTTCTCAATCCATTCAACAGACACCGCCCCTTCAACAACGTCTCGCGGTAGATCCTCTGACCACAATTTCTGTGGTTTTACGGGGCTTCGTTTGTATTGGGGGTCATCGCGATCGCGTAGTATCTTCTCGGCAATATCGGGCTTGAGTCGGTGTATACCATCTGGATGCAACTCATAGAAATCGACCACATTCGGGTGAGACCATACGGGAATTCTAATGTGACCCATTTTACAGGCAGCATCAAAAGCTGTTCCTGAAGATACTGGGTTTCCAACCCTGATAATCTTGTTGGTGTCGGAACCTGTTAGGCAGGATGCAGCCCCATCATCAATCTGAGAGGATATACCGTTAGCCTCATCAAAGACAATGAGAAGCTTCTTTGAGTGAACGCCTTGAAAGGTATTGGCATCATAATTACTAGTACTAAATCCTTCCCCAAAACAGTCATTGTCTAGAAATAGCCTAACCGAAGTTCTCCTACCCCCGATGATCTTCTTGTTGCGATCGTAGTTGCTGCGTATATACCTCCAGAGCAGCATCTCGACTTGTCGATAGGTTGGAGCAGTAGTAAGTGCAACACCCCCAAGACATTTAACAAAATGAATAACTATCCAAGCAAGTAGCCAAGTCTTTCCAACCCCGTGCGCTGCCTGTACGTTGGTTTCCTGTTCTTCAATATACGATCGCAGTATCTCTCTTTGGTCTTGGGACAGCATTCCGTTCGGCTGCATATACATAATCAGCCCTTCGGGGTCGTCGGCAAACCTTGTAAGATCTTCGCCTAAGTCTAGAAACTGATCTCCCCCGATCGCCTTAACCTGCGCGTTACAACTCTTCTTCAGTGTCGCTAAGCCCACCGCTTAATACCTCCCTGATAGTTGTCTGAGCTTGATCGGCGATCGCCATAATCGTCTCGGCTTTAGACTGCGGCAGTATACCTTCGTTAGCCATCTGAGTCGCCAGCACATCGATAGTTGTCCGAGGTATTGCTGGCATAATCATCTCGATAATCTTGGGAGGGCAGCGCAGGATAACCTCGTTAGTGGTCTCTACTTCGTCAATGCAATCTAAAACTAATTCATCGGGCTTTTTCTTGTTTGGTACATACCGAGTTCTCTTAGTTCGAGAGGTTGTAACCCTTGGAGATTTATGGCAAGTTAAGTAATCTTCTACGCAAGCCTTGGCTAAATTTATAAAATAATCAGGTTGCGATCGCCTGTAGTCCGCCAAAGCGACATTAATTTCCTCAGAAAATTCAGGGAACTCAATTTGCCACGAATCGTAAGTGTGTTTAGTAATGATTCTGGGTAATTGTTCGTACACGGATTCAGCCGAACCAGTTCTCCTGATTCGGTCTTTCACCTCCTTTAGTAAAGACGGAGATAGATCTGCTCTGCTTTTAGGTCTACCTTTCTTAGCCATGTATCGACGAAAGCATGTCCTAACGCAGATTCTAGCCGATTTCGTGGTAATAGCGATCGCATAACACCACATTATCAAAAGAAAATGGAATTAACTCTCCATCATCAAAACGAATCCATAATCTCTCACAAGCGATCGCCACTGTTTCTACGGTTGCCTCAAGCCCATATTTGCCGTTGCCAGGGTATAGGCAGATTACGCGATCGCCTTCTTGGGGAGTATATCTGCCGAGGCGTTTTAGAATTGTCTTTAGCTTGTATATCATATTTTGCTTATTATTAACGGCAAGCTTGTTAGGCGATCGCATATTAACGACAAACTTCAAGCTATAGACTCTCAAAAGTTACGGCTTGATTGGCGAACATCCTGATCTGCTGAATCAACATCATTTTATTTT